AGACGGTACGTAGAGCACCATACCTTCGTCTGTTGTGGAATCGAAGATAGCTGAAATTGGAGTGGGACCAGTTCCACCTTCTCCACCGCCTGCGGTGCCAGCGAACACAAATGAGTCAGTGATACCTAAGTCATCAGATAAACTCCGAAACCTATCCACTGACCCTTGTCCAAGTTGCACAAAAGAAATTGGGTCAGAGATTGTCTCATGTATAAAGTCGCTGAAACTTTGTTCAATGCCGAGATCTTGAGATACCAACAAGTTGTAGATTGAGCCTGCTGGAGATACTACATCGTTGAGCAAAAGATATTGAGTCAGTTGCTTAGTCGGCACCGGCGACGATGGGTCAAACCCGTCACCACAGTGCGTATGCGTATTCTGAGACAGGCCACAAGACAACATTATCGGAACGCTGTTACGTTAAGGATTGCACCGGCTACGGCTTGGATGACTTTGATATTTTGAATATTACCTTTACCGACATTGAGTATATGGCACTCACCTGCGGCCAGCAACATACCTACTGTGGCCGTTGGGTCGACACCATCGGCCCTGTAACGGACATTCTGTGCCTCGGCTTGTATCATTACCAAACTGCCTGTTCCAGGCACTGAAACGGCAGAAGCCATATCTCCCGCGCCCAATTGATGAGACCCAGTTACTGCGCGAGCCTCCATGACTGATTTGATTGACATGTTTTCCTCTTATCTGAAAGCCGTCACATTCAAAATGGCATTTGCTGCCACTCCGATGACTCTGATGTTTTGGATGTTACCTTCACCAACATTGAGGGTGTGAGTCTCACCGGCTGCCAAAAGAAGTCCGACAGTGGTAGTGGGGTTGACCCCATCCATACGATATCGTACATCTATTGATTCTGCCTGGATCATCACGATTCCACCAGTGCCGGGGACCGGTGCTGCTGTGTCAATAGTGCTCGCTGCCTTCTGGTGATAACCAGTGACCACACGAGCTTCCATGACTGATTTGATAGAAGGCATAATTTCCTCTAATTTATGAAGACCCTACCTCCCCCGAAGGGAAGGTAGGGGTTAAAGATTAACACTACAGCTTAGCTGTAGACGGCGACGGCCATACGGTCGTCAAGAATGGCAACACCACAGAGCAAGTCGAACGTGACCCGCATACCCATGATTTCGCTATCATACTGCATCGTAACACGCATGGCCAGATCCTCAAAGGATGCCACGAAGCTACGAGCGCCAGTGTCGCTAGGAACCGTCACGAGAGGACGATTCACCATCGCAACCGCATCTCGCGTGAACGCAAGATTCATGCCACCAGCGGGACCGTAGAATACGGAATCGCCATCTGTGATTGTGGCATCGAGGGGACGATCCAGAAGAACCGCACTTTCAGTTGTCGTGGTCTCTGTGACCGCGATTACCGAGTAAGAGTGCGAGGACGCGCCGGTACCAAAAGTGACCCACTGTCCCAACTGCGGACCTTTGTTGGCATCATGACCATCCAGGGAAATTTCCTTGGCATAATCAGCAGCCTTGGTTCCATTGACTTCGCCTACGCGATAAACGGTAACAGCAGCCGCAGCGCCAACAGGGCCTGCCAGACCTTCGGTCAGCGTCAAGTCAACAGGATCATTGGCCTTGGAGGCAACCCGATAAGGCTTGCCTTCGCCGCCGAACACGACATAGCAACCGGCGACGATATCAGCGGAGTCAGCGACTGTGGTTTCAATCACAGTGTCGCCAACGGCTTCCGCATTATCAGTCACGCCGGTGCTCACTTGAGCGCTGCCAACGTCAACCCAACTGACGTTCTGGTCCATAAAGCTGTCCAGCCCATAAACCGAGCCGAGGCTTGCTGTCCGCAGAGCGGTACCGGCATCGCCACGCTTTTCGGTCGACACGAACAGGTCCGCACCGAGGGTAGCTTTCTGAGCCCGTGGGCCAAGAACCAAGTTACGACCGGCCTTCGGGGCACGGTTAATATCCAACTGAGTGTTGGCATCCAGGACCACATCATCAGCGTTGGTTTTGTCCATTTCGCCAAGGGCACCGACTTCATACGTCGACAGACGCGCGACCTGACCACAAAGGATCTGGTCGACTTTCTCGGCCAGTTCGCGAGCCGCTGGCTCAAGATATCGCTCAACCAAGTTAGGCAGAGCCTTCGACATCTCACCGTCCTTAATGACGAATGTGACATAGAGGTGCTGATCCAATGGCACTGGGATATTTGGACTGACGGCGTCTTGCGCCACCACACTGTCGGCATCCGTCTTACGTGTGCCACTGAAGTTAGCGGGGCGGCTAGTATTGACAACGTCGCCAAAATTGGCTACCATAGGAGAGAAATCACGGTTCACGAGGTTACCCATGACCATATTCGACATCAGTACGCGCAACGCTTCGCGTGCCCACAGTTCGGGGATCAAAGCGTCATTGTCATTCGCGAAGCAAGTGACTTCGAGAGTGCAATAAAGAGGATTCATGTTGTTTTCTCCATGAAAAAGATTAAAAGGTTACAAAAAAATATTTGAGTTTCCCCGCTCCCGGTAAAACAAGCAGAACCTGAATTTAGAGTCCACAGTGGACTTTGGCTGCATTGGCACGATTGCAACCTTGATTTGGATGGGAGGGCGGTTATGGATTCCGCCCTCCCGATTGGGTTATGTACGAAGTGCAGGCAGACCTAAACGCTGTCTTCCTTCCACTGTTTTGGCCATAGCCATGTAGTCTTCCGTAGAGATGCGCTGTTGATTGACAGGGCCTCCAGGCGTGGCTGCCCCATTAGCAGCAGTTCCTTCTCCAATTCCCTTGGCTACGTTAGACCGGAACAAGTTACCATGAGTTTCCTTCATCAGTTCCACTACTTCATCAGGAGACTTGAGGACCATTGTTATTTCCTTGGTATCCTGATTAGTAACTTTCCATTCAATTTTGGGCACTAGGCGACCAGTCTTCTCTCCGAGGGAGTCAACTTCGTCCACAACCTTTGCCTTTGGTCCCAAGTAGGCAATGAAGTCGTCTCCGTTGAAACCTTCATGCTTAATAGCGGCATCAACAATGGCGCGTTCAGTAGTGCTGGTTTCATACAAACTTTGCCACTTCTCTCGGGCCTCATTAGCCGCACCTAGATCGGTTTCATACTTCTCAGCGGCCTTCTTCTTTTCAAACTCGATCTGTTGCTCCTTAGTCCGCATTTCGGCTTGGACAGCTTCCAAATCTTTTTGCAGCTTTTCACGGGAACTTGATGTCAGAGTAGTTTGTTCCAGAAGTTCAGTGTAAGTTCCTTCAAGGGCAGACAACTTCTCATTAAGGGCTTTAGTCCTTTCGCCCATTATTTTGTTGACTTCTTGTTGGTTGAAAGTACGCTCACTTTTGCCAGCCTCCTCGGCAGCTTTAACAGCCTCGGCAGCTTTCTTAGCAGCTACTTCGGCAGCCTCAGCAGCACTTGCAGCAGCCGCTTCACCAGTGTCAGAATCCGTTGCGTTTTTTTCCTCACCTTCATTATCCATGCAGGTGACTTCCAACTCAAATAGTTCATTCAACATCTCAAACCTCTTTTTGAAAGAGTGACCCGCCTGTTAAACCGCAGGCAGTAACGGTATAAAATTTATCTAAACTTCATAGCTATCAAACTGATAGTGTTCGCGGAGGAACGGTCGAAGTAAGTTAAATGCTTGTGGTGACGGGATCAAGTGAGTCAGATGCTCCATGTGATTACCGTCTCGATTATAGGTATTGCGAACATCTCCGTATGCAGTAGATTTGGTAGCTAATGATTCCAAGTCATAGTCAGGATCTCTACCCGATAAGAGAGCTTTGGCAATTAAATAACAGGCTGTGTCGATTTCTGCCGGAATATCTGTGACATCTCCTCTTGGAAATGACAATTCCTGAGCCAAGTTTGCTTGTCTAATTGATTCTTGGGCCTCATCTGTAGTGCAATCCCCGCCGTCTAGTTCGTTTATTGCCTGCTGCACTGTGTATTTATAACCAACGTAGTTAAATTGTTCAATAAGCTCCGTAGCTTCCGATAATGCTTTCTGCCTATCTTCCACTGAGGCATTGTCCCAATCGTAGCTATGTAGGCGAGAGTCAAAATAAGCATTTCCGCCATTGACAGTTCCGTAATTACTCATCATCGTCTCCTGCTTGTTCCTCAGATGCGCTCTGTTCGCCTTCACCCATCTGCGGGACTCCGCGAGACGCTGGATTTGTCATCTGATCTTCGGGCGAAGTCTGTGCTTCCTGAATCAATGCAAGTTTCTTTGCATGATCTTTTCTAGCCTGCTCTACTTGCCCATCTTCAATCCCTAAAGCCTCGCTGGCCAGTTCATCGCTAATTAAACCAGCCTCCTGCTGTGCTATTACAGCCTCAAGTAATGAAGTGGTGTATCCTGCGGCTTGTATCTCTGACACAATAGACTCGATATTAGAAACATTTATTCTGCCAGACAATAAAATACCGGCCACCATAGAGGTGATGGCTTTTTTTGCCTCATAGCCGGGGATTCGGTCGGCCAGGTCTAAAAAAGATTTGGCCTCCTCTAATCTCTCGCTATCTTCTTTGAGAATATATCTTTTAGGGTATGCCACTGTGGCTACCTTTGGAGATTTAACATTCTCATACATCGCCCAGTAACGTGCAATAGCTTGTTCTGCTTGCTGTAATACTGTGCCAATAAATGAGAGACCTGCCTCAAGGCCCTGTGATGACAGCTTCTTGGCTTCTGCACTTTCTGTTCTGGAGCCTGCCTTGTTGGTTACGGCTAGGTTAATCAATTTGCGTATGTCGTCTTCCAACTTCTCCTGAAGTTTCATAGAAGCGAGTAGAGGGTCTGTCGGCGGGGCTATATAGCCTGGACGATCTAAGCCTGTGTCGTAGTATCGTCCGGTCCCTGCGCCATGAGACTCCACTTGATTCTGTGAGACTTGGGCACCGGATTCTGCTGATAGTGATGTTTTCTTTAGGTGAGCACCAACGGTGCGGAGTTCTTGTTGAATTGTAAGGAAAGGAGAGTTGGACTTTAGAGCCCAGTTTACGTCTCCGCTAACTAGATTCAGCAAAGCCCTTTGATAGCTTGATACATCTTCCAGCAACGATCCACCAATGTCTGCTAATACAAACGGAACTACAGAAATCCCTAGCGGGATACTCCCTTCTGCATTGGAGTCTGGATACATTATGATCTTTTTGTGTTTATCATAAAATCTGCACCAAACTCCGTTTTCATCTTTCCACACTAGCCTGTATCTAGTCTCTCGCCCAGCAGGAAGCTCAATACCATCAAACACTGTTTTATAGTTGATGGCATGGTCTATTAGTAAAACTGCCTTGAATGTCCCGTCCTCTGCTTGATCGTCCAATTTGAAGGAGAGAATGTCTTCTACTCGATAATAATACAGATAAGGAGAGAGTGCCTCTTCCGCCAGCGAGGTTGGAACCTTAGCTGGGGCGTCGACATATACTCCTACCTTGCCCATCACTAACAATTCTGTTAGCACATCAATACCGACGAAGGAGTTCATAGAAGTTCCTTCTCTGTCTACTCCAGATCCCTCTCCTGCCACGGCTGAATTATACTTAGTCGAACCACCTATTCTTGAAACTTCTTCGAGTCGTTGGAAAATGCTATTCCTAATATCTAGAACTGCTGCCTTAGCAAATGTAGGTATTGGAGTACATTCTTTTCTGCGATTGAAGTCACCATCCGTTTCCCGCTCTGAAAACGGCTTCAGATATCTATTCAAATACTCAACCCCACCTCGAAAGGTGTCCCTCCACTCAAACCATTGGTCAGAGTATAAGAGATAATCAGGATGTCGAATATCGGTTATATGGAATGTCGATTCTGACATTTTGTCTCCTAACGGCAATCGTCACAGAGGTCGGCTTTTCCACCATCCATTTGTGCCAGTGGCATACGCCTCGCGCACCTTGAACAAGTCTTATTCAAGCCTTTGCGATCTTGTTTGCGCAGCCCTCTAATGAGTTCGTGGTCGTGTTTATGTGGCTTTGGCCGAACTTTTTCTTTGACCTTGACAGGTCTTGGAGTAACTTTAACCTTAATTTCTCCGATCTCAACTTCTGGAGAGATTCTTGCCTCTTTCACAGCCTCAAGAACTTCGTCTTCAACCTCAGCAGAGTTCATTGGCGTAAACATACTCTTGGTTTCCTCGGCAATGACTTTTTTGAAACTGGGTTTATTTTTTGCCATTTTATCTCCTAAAAGTTGTGAATTGATTCACTCGGTTTAATTGACCGCCCTGTGGCCTTACTGTACGACCTAAAATGAGCTACCTCAGTCAAAGTTAAAGCGTGAGCCAAGTGATCGGATCTATTGTTTAACGTCACATAAACGGCCCTCGGCCTCCCAAACTCGTCAAGTTCATAGGTTCTTGCCAATGCTTTGACGTGGTCTCGAAAGACTGGCGAAATGTTGGACGGAAGTATAATTTTCTGCTTATGCAACCGACCCAGACTCATATCTAAAAACGATGTGCGATCCACTGTAAGTGTGGGAACTTTGTTATCATCCATTACCTCTTTTATTTCGTTGCCAACTGTGCCGCGCCTGTACTGTACTACGGCAGAGTAGCCATAGAAGCGACGGCAGAAGGCTTTTGCCAGAACGGTTTCTGGCTGGAAGTCAAGGCAGGCGTATTGGACCTGCCACTCTGCCATGACTCTATCTAAAACATCAAAATCACTTCCTGGTAGCCGCAATGTTGTCAGCAATTTACAGGTACTATGGATATAAGGCTCATATCCAGGATCTTGGTCGTAAAGGTACTCGGCTATTGCGATATCTAGGTACATGCCAATGTCCACGCCCATAACAATCATCCGACTGCTGTCTTCTGGTCTTGGGTCGTCGGTTTTGTGAGACCCTAGACACGAGTCAATGATCGTATCAGTGACTCTGGCACCATCTATTAGGTGTGGTTTACCTAGTATTTGGTTCGTGAACTCGACTTTTGCTGCTTCACTTGACTCTCCTTTGAAGTAATCTACTACAAGCTCTCCAGGGGTCATGGCCCATGCGTACATCTGATTCAAATGAAAACTTCGATGTCCGTGAGCAACTGCCATAGCTTCCCAAGACGCCTTAGAGAGCCACTCCGTTTTGGTTTCGTGAGGAAGTTTGACTCCACATTTGTCGCACTTGAGGTATGACAAATGACAATCCGGGTCTGTTGACGACTCGCCACAGATTTCAATATTGTCTGGCCAAATCAACTGAATGATCCGGCCACAGCCTATGCAAGGGAACACAAATTGTTCCTGTGTCCCAAGCAGGTACTGTACATTTATGCCATGCTCTGGTAAAGTAGGCGTGCTTAATACGAATAAATGCTTATTTACATAAGCGGACATTCTTTTATGCACTAACGCCAAGGCGTTCTGGTTACACCTATCCCACTCGTCTACTACGGCTGTCCCCACCGGTAGTGATACGAGTCCTGATTCCGCGACAGATCCTCTGATAAAAATATTGGATCTGTGCGAGGTGGTTTTGAGTCCAACATTATTGGTGCCCACAAATAGATTAGCGAGTTCTGGCGATATCGCAACCATTTGGTCCAGTCGAGCTTTTGCAAAATCGCCCGCAAGATTGGCTGTAGGAAGTACATATAAAACATCAGTCCTTACTTGGTCTACCATGAACAGTGTTTTGATCAGCCCAGCAACACTAAAACCGCTCTGGGAGCATTTTTGCACTGTAACTTGTGGCTCTTGGCAGTCAATAATATCTTTTTGCCACGGAAACTTCTCAAAACTAAGCGGTCCAAAGTGTGGTTCTGGAGTCCAAATCTTGTGTTCCGCCCATCTCGAACATGTCACTAAAGAATTGTTTATAAGCCTGTCCGCAATAAGTTGTGCGAACTTGTCTATCATGCCAGAGGTCTCGTGGAGTATATCTTAATGTAACAGAACCAGAGGTCTTTGTTGTCGGCACATATCTTATCATAAGAGCCCACTGTAGGAGTTGAACCCACCTCGCCGGATTACAAATCCGGTGCATCACCGCTCTGCCAAGCGGGCAAATACTTAACAACATACTCCATCAGAGTTAAATTGATGGACCGACAGGCTCACATCGCTCATTTTCCGCACAACTGATGGTACATCTGGGTCAGGGCTGAGACCTGCGGCTAAGGCTGCATCAAATTCAGCTTCGCTCGGGAACCCTAACATGCGAGCCACCAATACCTCTAATCTATCTCCATTGATCCGAACATGGTAGGCATCATCCCTTCCTGGAAAGAAGGCCATTTCAATGTCGCCTTCCAAACTGAATGAGTTTGCAGGAGTTCCTGCTTCTTGTATCGGCATTGTTTTGTTTCCTATATTAGTAGTGTCCCGTGGGGGAGTTGAACCCACCGTTGCCGGGTTGAAAGCCCGATGTCCTAACCGCTAGACGAACGGGACTAAACTCTCAATAGTGGACCACACGAGAATCGAACTCGTCACATCAGCATTGCAAGTGCCAATCGTCCCCTTGACATAGAGGCCCTAAGTGGTGGGTCCAGGAGTCGAACCTGAGCGACGGGGCTTATGAGGCCCAGCGGAGTACCCACTCTACCCACGATAATGTGTGCGGTGCGGGAGTGTTTACCCGCATTTCCTCGGTACAGCCGAGGGTTCTAATTAAACTAACCGCACTATTAAGCTGCGCGGGGAGGGGTCGAACCTCCGACATCACGATTAACAGTCGCGCGTTCTACCGCTGAACTACCACGCATCAGTCTGGATAGGAGGACTCGAACCTCCGGCCTGATGGTCCCAAACCACCCGCTCTGCCAAACTGAGCTACATCCAGATTATTCTTCCTCATCCAATAGCAATATCAATGGCAGCAACAATTTAACCAATGGAATAAAGTATTCCTCTACCCATTTAAGGATGGCTTCCCAATCCCAATCCATGATGCCGCCGTAAAGTCCAGGCTCAAGCTCTGTCTGGCGCATGAGGGCTCGCATGGTTTTTGGGTTCTCGGTCGCTGTGACAACCTTGGCGTATAACGCCGTCTCCATTTGGCCTTCATTGAATTGCTTAACAGCAGTATCTCTCATTGCGCCAGCAAACATCCGAACTCTTCGACGTTCTCTAAACCAAGTCATAAACATCTATTCTTCCTCTGTTGATAAGCTCCAATGAATCAATAGCACTGTGATATTTGCTACTGCTACTGTTGCCGCCCATTCCATAATTGAAAATTTTTGTAGCATTGCGAGGCTGATCCACCACGACGCACAAAACGTGCAGTTTAGTAAATACTCGGTATGCTTGTGGACAGACTTCGGTATGACCTTCAAGACTCCATCCTGGAATCGCTGCCCAACATAGGATGAACAAAGAAGCACAGTCAATGCCCCAGCCGCGAGGCCGCCTAGTATTACGTCTTTCATTTGTCCAAATACTTTTTGACGTGTTCTGCTGGCCTGAACCCTATTTCCGTGCGAATAGCGTATCCTTCGGAGTCCAAGTAGTAAAGAGTTGGATAAGCCTGAGAGTCTCTAGTGTCATCTTTATCCTCAACCAGAGTTACATCGTAACCTTCGGCCACAAGTCTGATTGCTACCACTTTCATCCTGCGACAAGGTGCGCACCCACGTTCCCATACTATCTCCAACGTCGTCGCTTTTTCGATTTGGACTGTGGACCCAGCCTGTTCAACATAGCTATAATCAACGGTGACGCCTTGATGATCTTTTGCCTGATAGACAGGTTCCGATCCAATAAGACACGCCGCAGACGTAAGAATAAACGTAACACAGCAAAGTATCCCCATTAAATGTTTCATTTTTTGGTCCAAATTCTGTATTCGCGGTACCCTCTAAAACCACGAATAGCATAAGAGTCTTTTTGTTTGACCATGTGGTCAATAATAAAGTAATCGACAAAGAATGTTCCTTCTGGTGAACCTTCAAACCTATGTGGCCCACTGACCCACTCTGAGCCCCAACTGTTCAAAATCAACGCGCCTTTGCGTCCGTTATCACACACGCCAATGCAAACCATCGAGTGCTTCCAAACACTCTTGAAGAAAACACGCCTCGGAGGATTCAGGAATCCGTCCTTATCTCGTTTCAATTTTCCATTGCCAAACCCTTGTTTAGATCCGATTACTACTGGATACCCAGCACAAATGGCGTCTCGAAGATCTTCATAAGAGTTAATTGAATAGTATTCTTTGACTGGATG